CGGGTGTGACCGCCCCAACGGGACGATGCTGCTGTCGATCTAAACGGAAGGCTTTGAGAGCCTCCAACAGTCTTACACATCGGCCCAAATTTTCCTTTGTCTCATCCTCAGGGGACGAGAGTAGACCGGGGGTTTCGATCCACGAATTATCTACCAACTCTAACCTATCTTGACGATATGCGCGATCTAAGCACTCCAGGATGGTTTCCTGGGACTTACGTCCTCTCTGCTTCCTAACTGCAGAGAAGCTCCTTGGATCCGCAAACGTCCACTTTACCTTTCGGGCAGGACCCTTTCTTTCGTCCTCCTTCCAGGCTAGGGCCACCGGTCGCAAGCGATTGACCTCCCTTTCGATGACACTACGCTCTTCACAGGGAAGAAGGTCATAATTGTCAGGGCGATCGACAACCGGGAAGAGGTTTTTTTGTTTTACCTCCTCGTTCGGTACGGCTGTTGCTGCCGCACGAAGGCGTTTGTTACCTCGTAGGTACGCCACAAGTCTAGGGTGCTTCCTCACCTTTTTATCTTTCTGCACGGACAAGGCTGGTTGAAGAGCCTCGAGTGCGTACTTGACGCCAGGTAGGGAAGTTGTCGCACCCTCGGCAAGTTCCAACGCGTCACCTACATCTTGACGGCCAATCCCCAGGATTTTGAGATTGGTTTTTTTATCTTCTTGCGCGTTTCGAAAGACGGTCGAGTTGATCTCAGCGTAGACGCTGGATCTCATTGTCTTCTCCTCGTTGACGATGAGGCCGATTTCTCGACCCCACACCGCCATACACGCAACGAAGTCTTTCTTTTGTCCATAGGGGACCCTGGTTAGGAGGTCGTCGCCGTTAATCTTGCACCGGTGTTGCTGGTAAACCTTGAGATCATCGCGATGAACTCTCTTTTTGCTAAGCATCCCGAGCGAATCGGCCAAGGCCATGTCGACGAGAGTTTTGTTGAACAAGCAAAGCATCGGAAAGGACATCAAGCTACCCATAGGCTGCCCGGTGTGGCTCCAACCATCCCCTATTTTCATTTTTTCTAATACCCGCATACACTTAATTTGCTCCTCTGTGAGCCCCACACTCTTTTCAATGAGGACGTCGATCATCGCCTGCACGTACTGAGACTTGATAGAATCAGTAGCTGACGAATAGTCGAACGACAACCAGTCCCCTCCTAAGAGGGAACCGACTATCTCGTCCGTTGGTGGTCCCATCAACAGCCAGCCGTACTTGCTAAGGCTGCGGTAAAGAGCACGGTGAAGGGGGTGCAGGATTTTCTGGTTGTACTCAGAGTAAAGCGTGACTACTCGCGGTTTACCTGAGCTATGGACTAGCTCAATTCGACAGCTTTCATCAAACTCTTCCTCATTCCAGTTCCCCCCTTCCCGTCGCGTGTGGTTGAGGCTCCCGTGTCCATTAGGGACACGGACAAACTCCCCAACATTCCAGGCACGGTCCACATTCATTCTCAAAGTTTCCTTAAAGAACTTCAGCTTCATCCCGTCGACCGGCTGGTCCCGGCTTACCTTTCTCTCCCATGCTGCCAAGTATGCTTCTCCGGCTGGTTCGCAGAAGTCGCACGGCTGCGGCTCGAGTTTTTGACTCGTCTTAATAGACAATTCGTCCGCAATGGTGAGAGATTTACCATACAAACTCCGTAAGGTAGTACGAATACTACCGCACGGTGTATCCTCAGGTATCTTTGGGTTAAGGGGCAGGCCCCTATCCGCCGCGAGGAACTTCATGCATCGACGCACAAGTCGGTAAATCTTTTTTTTGTTTGTACATCCTTCGGGTACCTCCTCTTCTGACGACAGTGGCAAAATCTGCCGCGAGTCAAGGAAATAGTGAGGAGTATCCCCGCACGTGTGCCAAAGGCCGTCCTCATCACAAGGACCGTACTGGTTACACTCCCCCTCCGGATAATACGCCTCCCCGCCGGATTGTTCTCGGGTGGATGGTGAGTCACTGTTTAAGGACGTCACCTCCCCGCGATCGCCGGTCCTGGAGCCTCTTACGAAGTCGGACAGGACACAGTCCGATAGCGGACCGTACTGTCGCAGACGCTCGCGACGGGCATTACTATTAAAAGCAAGCCCCGCGTCCGCCTGTGTAACGGAGCAACCCGCTACACGTATCTCCTCCTGCCAGGAGCCTTCATCTCCTTTGTTTTTTCTTTTTCTTTTACGTGGGCGTACCACTGACACGCCCCTGCCATTCGTTCTTCCCCGCGATTCTCTTTTTGGTTGAGCGCTTGAATCTTTCGCGCCTACCCTCCCTCCCGCCATGCATGTGAGATTACTTATATTCGTCTCCATTGCATGTTTTAAAGTCGCGACCAGACTTTGATTAACGTGAGGTATCTAGGTCTTCCTTCTCTCACGTGGGGGCCCTAGCCCCCCCAAAAGCGTGGTAGATTTTTGTATTGTTTTATCGGGAACGGGTTTTATCCCCCCCTTGACGCTGGGCCCACGCCGGGCCGGAAAGGAGAGATGCGACTAAGGCAAACGTACTTGATTAAGGGTTTCTAACCCACTGGTTTCGCAGGGTGTAGTAGTGCAGGTTGACGATCCAGCCGGAGACTATAGCGTTGTCTTACGCAGTCATCCGACATCCTGAACCAGAAGCCCTAACCCCCCAGCAGCGTACCACGCGGCCTATCACGTTAACCATCTCTCTTTCCTCCCACGTTAAGGACACGTGGTCTACCCGATTCCGTTTCTTTTAAACTCCGCCGGAGCGGCTGTGTGACGGACAAATCCAGTCCCCTCAGGTATGCTTCCGACGCATAACAGTGACCCTGGCCGGTCCCAACCAAAAGCCGAAACTAATAGCTGGTCCGCGAAAAGGGCCC